AAAAAAAATAAATGCGTGATATGGAATTAAACGTTATATATAACAAAGACTGTCTCGAAGGTATCAAAGAATTACCCGACAACTCCGTTGACGCGGTCATAACCGACCCGCCTTTTTTCTTGGGCGTTACGCACAACGGTCAAAAGGGCGAATATTCCGACCTGATAATTATGAAGCCTTTTTTCAGCGGTCTGTTTTTTGAAATCAATCGGGTATTGAAAAATACGGGTAAGGCGTATATTTGCACGGATTGGAGAACCTACCCGTTTTTATATCCCGTCCTGTCGGAATATTTACCGATTAAAAATCTTCTTGTATGGTATAAAGGCGATTCGGGAGGCAATCAGTATATGAACTCGCACGAGTTTGTTATCTTCTGCTCAAAAGGCGGAGAAATCAATATCGGCGACGAAAATACGATAAAAATACCCGGCTTCGCGGCTGGTGCAAAAAGAACAAACGGTCAAAAATTACATCCGACACAAAAACCGGTTGAATTATTCGAAAAATTCATATTAGATTCGACAAACAAAGACGATACCGTCTTGGATTGCTTCATGGGAAGCGGAACGCTTGCGATTGCAGCCATAAAAACGAAACGCAATTACATCGGCTTTGAAATACAGGAGAAGTATTGCAAGATTGCGCAATGCCGGATTAACAAATTCACCGGCGATTTTCATTCGAAGATTGAGAATTTCAATAATGAAATTAATTTGTTTACATAATCTTTTGACATACAACATCAAATTAAATGCGGAAAAATTTTGATGCCAAAAATAAAGTTATTAACTTTGCAGCATTACCGGAATATACGATGTCCGGTATGCAAAAGAATACTTGTTAAAGTATCGGAGGATACAACGGGTACAATCTTACTTTATTGCCGGAAATGTAAGCGTTCTTTTGCTGTCTCCGTTTAACGGATTCGCGTCCTTCGAGACCAAAGTAGAGCCGGTGTTATAAACATTATAACGAGAGCCATTGACTGCCCAAAGGTAGTTGGTGGCTCATTTTGTTTTAAAAAATATTATGGATAAAATTTTAAAAACAATTAATAAAGATTTACAATTTTTATTTATACGGTATGAGCAAACGAATTAAAATATCATACGACGAAAATAATTTCAATCTTCACACTGACGAAGGAATGGAATTGCTTGAAAAATCAATCCGTAAAGTCGGCGTGATTGAGAGTATAACCATATCTTCCGACGAAAAGATAATTTCAGGAAACGCACGACATGAAAAAATAAGCGAAGTATTGGGAGATGCTGAACCTATTATTGTTGAAACCGACGGAACAAAGCCTATAATTTTGAAGCGTACCGACATCAAAAGGGGAAATCTTGTAAAATACAAGGTGAAAAAAGACGGAAAATTTAACGTAAATATCGACAAGAACGAGTTGAAACGATTACTTAAAGGAAATGACGGATAAGCAAGCTACACATTTAAAGCAAGTAATTGAAATAGCCGATTATATCTACTCAAATGACGACAAGAAAATGTCGGATGTTTTGTCGTATTTTGCGGAAAAATGCGGGAAATCTCAAAGGACTGTCGAAAGGTGGTTGGAAGAAGCTAATAGATACAATTTAGAACGCATACAAAAGCAAGAAAAGATAAGAGATGATATATTAGCCGAACAAACAAAAGAAGTCGTCAAACAGGTTATATTAAGCCGAAATCGAAGCCTTGAGATTTTGTCGAACATAGCCGAAGGTAACGCAAGAAAAGTACCTACAGAAACGGCGTTAATTAATGGAGTTGAAAAAGCGGTAAGCTGGCAACTTGAATATCCAAGCGACGGTGACAGAACAAAGGCTATTCAGCAAATAGCTAAAATGGAAGGGTGGGACGCGCCTACGAAAACGGAAATATCATTTCCGACCGCAATAAATTTTATACTTGACAATGGAAGAAGGGAATGAAAGAGATGTTCATTTGTTTTCTAATCAAATAACTGCTTTACAGTATTTGAGAAAAGAAAACACAGAGGTAAACGAAGTCCTTTACGGCGGCGGCGCTCGTGGTGGAAAAAGCTATCTCGGTTGCATATGGCAAATTTCGCGAAGAATGTCAATGGCTGGAAGCGTAGGATTAATAGGACGTGAAGAATTGACCAAATTAAAAGACACAACGATAATCACTTTTTTTGAAGTATTAAAAGACATGAATGCTTTGCATTTTTTTCATTATAACGCGCAAACTTTAACGGCAATATGTGCAAATGGAAGTATTATTTTTTTTAGGGAATTAAAATATATTCCGTCAGACCCTGAATTTGACCGCTTCGGCTCTTATGCAATAACAGATTTATTCATTGACGAAGCACAGCAAGTGAGTGCAAAGGCTATTTCGGTATTAAAAGGTCGTTTTTCGGTTTTAAGAGGAAAAAATCCCGATGGCTCGCAGTGGCACACAATTCCCAAAGCTCTTTACACTTGCAATCCGAAACGCAATTGGATTTATTCCGATTTTATATTACCTTATAAGAATGACACACTAAGAAATGACAGAAAATTCATTAAATCGCTTCCGATAGATAATCCATATACAGACAAATCATATATCGAAAATCTCTTAAAAGCCGACAAGGTAACTGTACAAAGGCTGTATTACGGAAATTTCGAGTATGACGATGATCCATCCGCACTTTGTGATTATGATGCAATATCAGATATATTCACGAATGATTTTGTCACGGGTGGAGACAAACGAATATCGGCCGATCTGGCAATGAAAGGACGCGATAAATTTATAGTCGGATTATGGAACGGTTTAGAAGTTAATATAAAGATAGACAAACCTTTGTCAGACGGAAAAGGAATAGAATCCGATTTGAAGAATTTAATGATTGAAGAATCGGTTCCGAGAAGCAAAACGATTGTTGATGCAGACGGAATGGGGGCTTATCTCGAATCGTACCTTAATGGAATTAAAGAGTTTCACGGGGGAGCGCTGCCGTTCAATAAGGATTATTTCAATCTCAAATCCGAATGCGGATTTAAATTAGCCGAAGTTATTAATAAGCGGCAAATCAAAATTATTTGCAATAAGGAGCAAAAGCAGCGAATAATTGAAGAAATCGGAGTTTTGAAACAATATGATATAGATAACGATACGTCAAAGAAACGAATTATTTCAAAAGAAGAAATGAAGCAATTATTACAGCATTCTCCGGACTATTTAGACATGTTAATTATGGGAATGTATTTCGATATAAAACCTGTAAGCAGAGGAATAAGACGAATGTCATATAAAATATAGTTATGTTATCAAAGTTAGAGAAAATAATAAAAAGGGCAAATGATTCATATTTAATAGAATATGAAGAATTAAACATGATGAATGCGAAGGCGGATGAAATAAAATACAGCCAGCCTTTCGCCTACATAGAAGAATTCAGACAGGGAGAATATGGGAAAACAGGATTTTGGAGCAGCAAAACAACGCGAGTAGAAATCTGGTTTTGCCGATTTATCCAGTTTCAAAACAATGCAATTGAAAGGGAAGAAATAAGGAATGCGATTGAAAATGAAATTGTTTTTCCATTCATAGAAGAATACAAGAAGGAAACAGCATTGAAGCAACCTGAAAAATGGAAATGGTTTTGTTCTCCTCCGCGATTTGATGCCAATGAAGTATCCATTATGTTGCAATTTGATTTTAACGAACTGAAATGTTAAAACACATCCACATACAAGAAGGCGAATTAACCTACAAGCAAAGGATTGCTCTTGGCGAGTTGTTTATGAGTGAAGAAACTTACGAAGATAAATTCAAAGAGACATTCCACATCTTGCATGAGATTGAACTGGATTTTTCGAATAATGAAGAAATGAAAATGTTTGCCGAATATTTTCAAGAAGTCATTGACGGGTTGCAATATTGGATTAACAAAGAAAAGGAGTTGTTAGACTACCAGCCGGAACCGGAAGAAATCAGAGCCGGGATAAGAGAACTGGGCGAAAAAATTTCTTATTACGGAACGCTTAAAACTCTTGCAAAAAATTATGCGCAAGACCCTGACAAGGTATTACGCTGGAAATATGGGAAAGTGTTTGGCATCCTATACACGGACTTGGAAGAATTTAAGTATCAAAAAAGGTTAAACAAAGAATACGAAAAAAAATATAAAAATTGATAGACACTCAAACCATATTAAAAGAGGAGCTTGAACAACTAAGAGTTGATGTCGTAGACAGACAAAAAGAAGTTGGAGCGTGGGCTTCCGGAAATACCGCCGCCGGATACGAGACAGCAGTAGAAAGCGGCTATCATGGTTGGATGGGCGGATATTCCTACGTAGAGGTTTTAGAGGTTGGAAGAAGACCGGGCAAAGTCCCTGTTTATTTTAAGGAAATAATTAAACGGTGGATCATTGCAAAGGGACTGCAATACCAGAGCGAACGTGAATTAAACCGTATGGCTGCATCCATTGCATGGGTAATCCGCAAAGAGGGAAGCTATCTCCACCGGCATGGATACAGAATAGATATATTTGCCGAACCTCTTGAAAGATTCTACAACCGCTTAAATCTCCGTTTAATGACTTATTACGCATTACAAATAACAGAAACCATAGCATGGCAATAGCAACGCAAACGCCGCCGGCGATACATACGGCATTCAATCCGGTAATTTTGAAAATATCAGCTACCGAACAAGAAGATATAGACGCAGGACATACTATCGCAATCAATAAAAGGATCAATGAATTAGCGATTGATGAAAATATCAATGTCGCATTGTTCGGCGAATTCTTTAACCATGTGGTAAGGTTTGAGTTATCGGAAATTTTGAAAAACTGGTTTTCAGATAAAATAACCGTACTAACGCAATGTTCCTATTGTTACTTGGATGAGAAATTAGCGTTCATGTATCAAATCGTTCCAAACGACCTAAGCTTCAATAATTCAACTCACATAGCCGTTAACGCCGTCGTTCAGCTGCAACGGAATCCGGACATTACCGCTTGGGGAAATCGGTTTTTAACAAACATGCCTGTATTGAGAAAATACGAAGGCTATCCGCTCGATATTTCTTACTTAAACAACTCCCAAAAGGCCTTTGTGAGTTTCAGCGGCAACACATTGAATCGCTACGAATCCATTCCTAAACGGCATTTTTCAATTTCTATACCGGACGGCATTTCGTCTGTCATTATTTCAGACATACCTTTGACCGTCGACCTTCTGACAAATTCCGATAAACAGATTCTTACCAACGATTCGAAAAACATCGTAGTCAGAAATCCGATTAAAGCGTCCATTCAAGTATCGGAGGAACTGTTGCCGTCCTGCATTCCCGGAAGTCCATTTTATGTCCGTTGGATTAACCAGCTGGGGGGTTTTGATTATTGGATGTTTTATTTGAATCAAATTTATGAACAAAGCGTCAATACCCTAACGGCGGCAAGTCCGGTAATAGACGATATAATGAATGCAAATTATATTGAATATGAAGTAAATAAAGAGACAGAAAAAACGATTACAGTGGGCGCAGGAAATCTTATCGAGTTGGAATACAATGAACTGCTAAAAATCTCCACGTCTCCTTTAGTGGAGGTATGGGACATGGAAGTACAAAAGTGGTACCGCGTGTATGTTGATTCCGGGAAATTCGAAAACAGCACAAGAAACAGGAGAAAAGAAATCGAAATAGAATTCACATTACCCGTTCCGCAAATACAATTTTAACATGAGGCAAAAATACAGAATATTGATAGAGGACAAAAAGGAGATATGGCAGGAACTTGATCTTGGAAGCGATAAACTGGCATGGACGTGCCAGACAAACAATATAGCTGAATTGGAGAGCCGTCAAGCGTCTTATTCCCAAAACATCAAATTGCCCAAAACGATCCGTAATATACAGATATTCGATTATGCAAACATTTTTCAATCGGCCACTAATTTCCAGTATCAAAGGCATAATTGCCGCGTATATTGTGCGGATCGCGCCATAGCTGGGAAAGGATCGTTTTTAATTCTTCTGAAAGTATCCGACCACTTCGAGTGCCAAATACTTTCAGGAAACGCCGGCTTTTTCGAAAACTTAAAGGACGCTCCTATGAGTGATTTGGATTTGGGCGTTTTTTTAATTTGCAACAATTCGATGAACCCGGACACATGGCATCCGGCGTATAAGATTGCGTACGGGATAGACTTTTCATTGAGGGATTTTCAAGGTGAAATCAATCCGGTTTTATGGCCGATCGGAATAAGCAGGGTCAGCATAGGATTAAAATATCCCGTTGTATCTATTGATTTCATATTGCGCCAAATCCTTTTAAGGAACCGCTATACGCTTGAATCCAATGAATACGGCTGGGAAAATAAGTATTTGTCCTTGACGTCGGTCAATGTAGAGGCAGATATGACTGCATTAGAGGTGAAAGTCCATACAGCTGGATTTACTCAAGTTGATCCGAATGTTCAACAATTAAATTTTTTGGTAGATAAAGACAGGGACAGTTTAACCAATCCGACCGCTTACGAAGGATTCAGCGCCATTGAATATTGGTTTGACGGCAGCGGAGGTAAAGTATTCATTGAATCCGTTACAGTGGGCGATTTCAATCCTGGAGGAACTTTAACGATAAGAGAGACAGGGAAACCGGATTATATTCACCGGCCCTTTGTACAGCAGGATGGAAACATAGATGGAGTAGAAAAAACGTTTGAACTTTATAATGATCGGATTAAGAGTGCGCTTATTTGGTCCAGAAGGAAGATGGGTTCAAATATGAATTTTACCCTTACAATCATTAAAGAAAACAACACGGATAGAACGTCCAATGAAGGAGGAAGTTTGGTTCTTTCCGAACGGCTGGGTTTTGATACTCAATATGATTTCATGAAGTTTTTTGCTCAAACTTTCGGATTGACTTTTTTTGTTGACGAAGCAGCCAGAAAAATACGAGTATTTACCTTTCAATTACTCTATGACAACATCAAGGCAAAAAATGTCCGGGATTGGAGCGGCAAACTCAATACTAAAAAACAGAACGTTGATTTTACCCTCCAAGATTACGCGCGCGAAAACATCATTTCTTATGAAGACAATACCCAAAGCGGCCTGTCCGATTCAGGAAAATTCTTCATTGACAATTCAACTTTGAATCCGTCAAAGGAGTTATTCAAACTCGCAATAGAAGCTGGACAGGATTATCTAATACAGTCTATTGCTCCGCAAGCGAATGGGGATATCTATAAAAATGCAAGGGGAGCGGAAATACCGCTTATTATTCCTTTAACTTCTGAATCCGAAATAGAAGGAGAAAAGGTTGTCACACTCATTCCGAATGCCTTCACAACGATCAAGCCTCATTTAATCGAACTGTCAGACGAAACGGTAAGGGTAAGAACAAGGATCATACCGGCTCAATATTACGACTATCGAATTTCCAGACATGTAACAGCGCAAGAAATAGTGGATGAGTATTACCATGTGATTAGCGAGAAGATGTTGAAAAATGCAAGAAGGATCGAAGCCGATTTTTTGCTAACGCCTGAAGATATAGAGCAATTCGATCCCTCCATACCGGTTTATATAGGCAAATACGGAGCGTATTTCTATTTGAACAAGATTAAAAATTTTGAACTTGGAAAATTAACTACCTGTGAATTAATAAAGTTATGAAATTATTCCACAATATCATAAAGAGTATTTTCAAAAGGGATGCCGTTAATGTATATGATTTCTTTCTTTACTGGGCGAATCTTTTTTATGGGAAGGCGTTTATTAGCCCACCGGTCAAATTTAGAAAGAAAGAATCCGACGATTAATATTCCAAAAACGAGCTTCATACTATTGCAACTTTTAACATAACAAAGATAAGAAATAAAAATTAAAAAACAAATACTATGGCAGAGAGCAACGAAAAAAAAGTGTTGATTGATGTAGAGATCAAGGCCAAGGATGCGTTGGAAGCGTATGCAAAGCTAAAGATAGCCGTCGATGAATTGAAAGGCAAACAAGCCGAATTAAAAAAACAGATGGCCGACGCGCTTACTGCTGATGATAAAGAACAATGGGAACAATTACGCATACAGTATGAAGATGTAGGCCAACAGATCAAAGCCTATAACAAGGAATCGCAAAACCAACAAAAAGAGATTCAAAAGAATATCGAGTTTCAAAACCTGCAAGAAGGCAGCTTGCAAAGATTGAAAGCGGAATTATCTCTTAACACAGCCGCATATAACAATTTGAGTGAAGCAGAGCGGAACGCCGTCAAAGGTTCTAAGCTGCAGGATAAAATCAATAAAACGACGGAAACTCTGAAAAAAGAAGAAAAGGCGCTTGGAGATCATCGAAGGGAGGTGGGAAATTATGCGATCGCAGGCCAAGCGCTCAAAGCGGAATTGAAAGAGTTGACCAATCAGATGATCAGTTTTGCCGCGAACGGAGAAAGAAACAGCGGGCAATATGCGGAACTTTCAAAAAAAGCCTCCGAATTAAGGGGGGCAATAAGAGGTGTAAACGCAGAAATTAAGGCGCAATCAAGCAGTACGGCAAATTTGGACGGATTGGCTCAAGCCGTCGGAGGAGTGGTTGCCGCCTATGGAGCATGGAAAAGCGCGGCCTCGCTTCTTGGAATTGAAAATGAAACGCTCGGACAAACCGTGATGAAATTGCAAGCGGCAGCCGCTGCACTGGCTTCATGGCAGCAGTTAACGACTGTTTTGAATCAAAAAAGCACGGCTTCCATTTTGGCTAAAAACATAGCTATGGGGGTCGGCAATCAATTGCAGGCCGTCAATCTGACTTTAACGCAAGCCCAAAGCGGAGCGGAAACGAAGGGAATCGTCACAAAGGCTGCATTAGCCATTGCTACCAAAGCCGTAACAGCGGCTCAATGGTTATGGAATGCGGCTATGTCGGTCAATCCTATCTTTCTTCTTTTAGGAGGAATAGCGGCTTTAATAACAGGGATAAAAGCTCTTACCTCTGTTTTCGATTCTTCTGCAAAAGCCGAAAAAGAAGCGGCCAAAGCATCCAATGAATATGCAGAACAAAAAAGAAAAACAGCGGATGAAATCAACCAGATCAACAACGAGCAAAAAAACGCCGTCAACGAACGGAATAACCAACTTCGTGAAGAAGTCCTTGAAATGGAGAAAAACGGCGCTAAAGAAGCGGATATAGCAAAGGTAAAGATAAAAGCCCAACAAGATATACGGGATATTACTATTAAAGCGTCTCAAGACCGCATAAAGCAGCAGCAGGACGAACAAAAAAAGTTGGAAGCCTCTTTGCTCGCAGAACAAAAAACGCTGGACATTTACATGCAGAAAAAGGGCGAACAATCCAAAAAATACATCGAGCAAAAGAAAAGAGTGGATGAGTTGATCGCCTCGCTTCACGCTCTCAAACAAGCGCAAATAGACGAAGCTCAAATACAAATAGATGCAAGTCTGAAAGCAGATGAAGCCGTTCAGCAAGCCGCTAAAAATCAAAAAAAAGCGGCCAAAGAGAGCAATAATAAATATCAGGACAACGCCCTTAAATTACTTGACTTGCAAAAGAAGCTGCAAGACGAACAAAACAAGCTTGCCGAAACAGGATTGTCTAAAGATTTCTTTATACAAAAGCAATGGGAAGAAAAGAAATTTGAACAAACCCAAAAGCATGAAAAAGAAAAATTGGAAATGCAAAAGAAGTTCAACAAAATAACCAAAGCCGAATACGATGTTCAACATAAAATATTAGATACGCAGGAAAAAATTTTTCAGCAAAACCAAATCAAGTCGCTGAATGATTACTATGCGGAACAAAGGAAAATAATGGAATCATTGTTAGGTCAAAGCGTCGACAGGCAAATGAAGGAGGTAGAGGAAAAATACCGGAAAGCTTCGGAGGATTTTTCCAAATTAAAACTTGTGCCGAAACCTGAAAAATTGGAAAATCAATCGGATGAAGATTTTAAAAAAGAGATGGACAAATGGGAAAAGTTTCAAATTGAAAAAGCCTTCTATGAAGTTGAACTTGAAAAGAAGAAAGCGCAAGAAATAGAAACGATCCGAGCAAACAGTCTTTCCAAAATACTGTCGGATATTGAGAATAGAACGAACAAAACCTACGATGACGAACTGGCTCAATTCACCGACAACGAAAAGGAAAAGAACCGGATCGAAATCGAAATGGCTAAACAAAGATTATCGTCAAAGAAAATTGCATTGCAAAAAGAACTTAACGAGGGAAAGATTACGCAAATAGATTACGATAGAGAAATATATAACGAAGAGGCAAACCTCCGCTCCCTCCATTCCCAAAAAAATCAAATCCAACTGAATTTAGATTTGGCGCAAAAGAATCTTTCTGCAAAACAGCGTTACGAGATTACAGACGCATACCTTAAAAAGGAGCAAAAACTTTACGAAGGAAACGCAGTCAAACAAATGGAAATAGAAAAACAAATCGCTGAAAATGAGAAACAACTATTAGAAGCGCGAGCGAAAGCTTTTGAGGAATGGTCGGATTCTACCATGGACTTGCTTTCCGGTATAAGCGGAGTGATGTCGAACATGGAAGCGTCGGAACTCCAAGAATACGAAGAAAACAATGAAAAAAAGAAAAAGGACTTGCAAACCCGTTTAGACGCCGGTTTGATCAGTCAACAAAACTATGATAAGCAGGTCGCTAAATTAGATGCAGACCTTGACAAGAAAAAAGCGGACATAGCCAGAAAACAAGCCGTTCGAGAAAAGTTGTTGAAAACATTCGATATAGTGATCAACACGGCGGCTGCCATCATGAAAAATACGGCTCAACTGGGTTTAATTAAAGCCATTCCAGTGAATATAGCAACCGGAGTACTGGGAGCGGTTCAATTAGCTGCCGTATTAGCCGAACCCATTCCAAAGGCTTCTAAAGGACGTTTGATTGTTGGTAAAAGCCATGCAGTCGGAGGCACATTGATAGAAGCCGAAGGCGGGGAGGCAATCATCAACAAACGATCGGTGGATTTGTTTGCGCCTTTGCTTTCGGCAATCAATGAAGCC